ACACATTACTTCAAAGGTCTGACCAGCAGTTATGGCCACACCAGAGCGGTTATATAAATATATCCCACCATCAGTACCTATCCAACCTGCTAATACGTAATTGGTGACCGTTCTTGCCAATATAGTTCTAGTCCTGTTTGGTGCTTGGGACAATTTGCCAAGGTACCGTTGAGTATTGATAGCATTATCAATAAGAGTTTTGATGGATAGATCTATATACATTATACCGTCCTGTTTATATGATGTATTTGCAACTAATTCTGTATCTACACCTACTGTAAAGGTTAAATTTGTTTTTACTAAATCACTATTTAGTTAAGAGACAGAGCGTAGTAGCGGCTGTTTGGTGTTGCGATATCGCAACAATTAGGATTGCACAGGCATTATGCCGGCTACAAAATAATTACATTGACACTACATACACCAGATGTTATGCTGTAAATGTAAAATTTTACCATATGTCAGGGGATTGCCGTAATATTAACGGTAGTCCCCTTTTTGCTCCCTAGAGAGGAGCATTAGATGCAAATAAAGAAAGTACCAGTAAACATGCTGCATATGGCTATCTACAATCCACGGAAGGACCTACAGCCAGCGGATACGGAATACAAAAAGTTGAAAAAGTCCATTGAACAGTTCGGATATGTTGAGCCTATAATTTGGAATGAGCAGACAGGTAATGTTGTTGGAGGCCACCAACGATTAAAAATCCTGCTTGCACAAGGAGAAACAGAGGTGGATGTAAGTGTTGTAAACTTGGAGCCTGTAGAAGAAAAGGCTTTAAACATTGCCCTCAATAAGATATCTGGTGAATGGGATAATGAAAAATTAGAACAGCTATTGGCTGATATTTCAGCAGTCGAAGATTTTGATGCATCGTTAACAGGATTTGATATGGAGGAGATTGAGAATATTATAGCCGATACTGAGGCTGTGTATTTTCGCGACAAGTTAGAACCGGGAGGCAGTGGAATTTTGGTTAATAGCTTTGTTGTGCCGCCATTTTCTGTTTTTGATACCAGGCAGGGGTATTGGCAAGATCGTAAGCGGTATTGGATAGACTATGGGATAAAAAGTGAAGTAGGCAGGGAAGAGAACCTGGTATTTGCAAAGAACTTGAATCTTAGTGATAAAGTAAAAGGAACCAGTATATTTGATCCGGTAATTTGTGAAATCATATATAAATGGTTCAATGTAGATGGAGGAAGTATTATCGATCCATTTGCTGGAGGTTCGGTTCGTGGGATTGTAGCTGCAATAACTGGTCATGGATATATGGGAATTGACCTGAGGGAAGAACAGGTTAAAAGCAACTTTGAGAATGCACAGGAAATTGGGATTGAATCTGATTCAATAAAGTGGATATGTGATAACAGCCTGAATGTGGATAAATATGTTGAAGATAAACAGTGCGACATGCTCTTTACTTGCCCTCCGTACTATGATTTAGAAGTATATAGTGATAATCCAGAAGATATTAGCAATATGGAATATCAGGAGTTTGTGAAAACATATTCTGAAATACTAATAAAGAGTGCTAAAAAAGTAAAAGATAATCGCTTTGCCGCAGTAGTAATATCAGATGTACGGGATAAAAAAGGCTTTTATAGAGATCTAACTGGATTAACAAAAGCAGCCATGGAAAAAAGCGGTTTTTATTTCTATAATGAGATCATCATATTAAATACTGTGGGGTCCGGGGCATGGCGATGTAGGGGAAACATGAGGAACCGAAAGGTAGTAAGAATTCATCAGAATTTATTGGTATTTTATAAAGGCGATCCCCGGGAAATTCAAATAGTCTTCCCGGAATTAAAGGCCGAAGACGAGAAGATGGAAGAGGCAGAAGAATGTCAGTAATAATCCTGGACATTAGTATACTGTTTTGGTAAGATACTGGAAATCCAAGGAGGATACTAATATGACAGAACAAATGGAGACTTTAAGGGCTGTAGCAATTAATGCAAAGACATTGTATCTAAGAGGAATGATTTCTCGTGAAGAGGCAAAGCGGCGGATACAACCCTATTGTGATGAGTATAACAGGATTGGTCGAGAGAAGGCCAAGAAATACAATCTAAAATTTAAGCCATTCTCTTTTGTGGCATACATGAGGTCAAGTTACTGACCTCTTTTTTTATTGGATTACAAAACAAACAAAATCGCGAGGTGGTGGTAATGAATGAGGCTAGAGCACCGACTACAGAGGATATGAAAAGCTACATCATGGCTGAATATAAAAAAGGTGTTGGTCCAAAGGAACTATCTGAAAAAACTGGTGTTTCTCTAAATACGATTAAATCGTGGATAAAAAGGGAGAAAGCCAGGGCAGAGAAGGTGTCCAAGGGTGCACCTCCGAAAAATAAACAGGGTGCACCCTTGGGTAATAGAAACGCAGTCGGTTATGGAGCACCAGCAAAGAATAAAAATGCAGTAAAGCATGGGCTTTTCAGCAGATATTTACCAGCTGAAACATTAGCTATTGTAGAAGAGCTGGAACAAAGTTCCCCTTTAGATATCCTTTATGATAATATCCTGATGCAGCATGCGGCTATCATTCGGGCGCAGCGAATCATGTATGTAAAAGATCAGGATGATATAACAAAAGAAGTAAAAAAGGTAAAGACTTCCTCCACCGGTAAAGATGGTAAAAAGAAAATGTCTGAGCTGGAATACGAGTTGCAATTCGCTTGGGATAAGCAAGCCAGTTATCTCCAGGCACAGTCCAGGGCAATGCAGACACTTACAACAATGATAAAGCAGTTTAAAGAGCTTACGGCTCCGGATGATGAGCGTAGATTACGTCTTGAACTTATGGAAGTTGAGCTTGAGATGAGGCGAAAAGAGGCGGGTTCACTTGGTGGCGGTGGAAATGTGGTTGATGATTGGATTGATGTAGTCACTGGCAAAGATGAGGGGGATGATGTTGATTGAGAAAGAATTCCCCTCGTTGCGACGGTCGCAACAGTAAACGAAAAGAATTTTTTAAGAATCGAATTCCGATTTACCGTAAAAATCCTGTTTTATATGCCAGGGAGGTCCTGCTATTTGAACCGGATGAATGGCAACAGGCGGCGCTTATGGATTTGGCTGCTAGCCCCAAGGTCAGCATCAAGTCAGGGCAGGGTGTAGGAAAGACCGGTATTGAAGCGGTAGCTCTCTTATGGTTCCTTACCTGCTTTCCATATCCCCGCGTGGTTGCAACAGCTCCAACAAAACAGCAGTTACATGATGTATTGTGGTCTGAAGTCTCCAAATGGCAGGAACGGTCTCCGCTATTACAGGAAATATTGAAGTGGACCAAAACCTACATTTACATGAAAGGTCATGAGAAACGGTGGTTCGCAGTAGCCCGTACAGCAACCAAGCCGGAGAACATGCAGGGCTTTCATGAGGATAATATGCTTTTCATTGTAGATGAGGCATCCGGTATCGCGGAGCCAATCATGGAAGCTATCCTGGGTACTCTTTCCGGTGGAAATAATAAACTGCTGTTATGTGGAAACCCAACGAAAACCAGTGGTACATTCTATGACAGCCACAACAAGGATCGTGGGTTGTATCGTTGTCATACCGTATCGTCTGAGGACAGTACGCGCACCAATAAGGAAAGTATAAAATCCCTTATAAAAAAGTATGGATATGATTCCAATGTTGTCAGGGTTCGTGTCCGGGGTCTGTTTCCGAAACAGGAAGATGATGTCTTTATCATGCTCGATCTTATTGAGCAGGCAACGCGGACAGAGAAAAACGAACTCATTAAAAGAATTGCCCTGGGCGTTGATGTGGCCCGTTATGGTAGCGATGAAACTGTTATGTATGAGAATGCTGGTTATAACTGCCGTATGGTTAAAAGTTACCGCGGCCATGGTCTCATGGAAACTGTCGGCTACGTGATTGAGCAATATAACCGGATTATTAAAGAGTATCCGCAGTATAGAGGTCCGATCTATGTCAATATTGATGACTGCGGGCTTGGTGGTGGTGTCACGGATCGGCTGAACGAACTTAAACGTGGCGAAATGAAGAAGGAGCTTTCACGGATGGTAATCGTCCCGGTTAATGCAGCGGAGAAGGTACCGGATCAAGATGAAGCTAAAAACTACGAGAATATGTCTACCTACCTTTGGGCTATGATTCGTGAGTTGATGATTGCCGGAGCAATGTGCCTGGAAGATGATAATGAAACAGTGGCTCAGTTGTCATGCAGGAAATATCATATGTCTTCCCGAGGCAGAATTACTATTGAAAGCAAGGATGACATGAAGAAACGAAATCTGGATAGTCCAGATAGAGCGGATGCGCTTGCGCTAAGCTTATATGAACCGAAGTTATTCAGTTTGTCAGCACTGGTTAATTAACAGAAGGAGGTGAGAAACCTGGCTAAAACTAAAAGGAATGATGGCTATGTCAACATGCTTAACCGTGTTGGTACCGAAAAGGATCCGCTGGAATCTTATTCTTATATGTATGAGCCGCCGACGCCGGATGTCGAGCTTGCGGAAATGTACGCATCTAATGGACTGTTCGCAAGGATAATTGATAAACCGTCTGAAGCAGCATTTAAACTCGGGTATAAATTAGGGATTAGCAATACGGATACCAATAAATACATAATGTCAACATTGGAAAAATTAAAGTTTGATGAAAGGGCTGTAACCTCCCTAAAATGGTCCCGGTTGTTTGGTGGCGCTGTAATTTTAATGGCGGTCAATGACGGACGAGACCTTGATGAACCACTAGATTGGGACAACATTGAGGGACTTGATCAGCTGATAGTATTTGAACGGCCGGAGGTTCAGCCAGATTATAATTCAATCTATACCTTCAGCCCTAGTAATCTTTCAATGGAGAAGTTCGGGCAGCCGGAATACTATATGCTTAATCCTGTGTACGGAGGCCAACAGTTCCGGGTACATGAGAGCCGGCTACTGATTTTTAAGAACGGTGAGTTACCGCGCACAAGCACAACGAATTCAGATTATATGTTCTTTGGTAGCCCAGAGTATAACCGGATCAAGCGAGAAATACGGGATACAATCACCACTCACGGCAATGGATATAGGCTACTGGAAAGGTGTGTGCAGGCCGTTTACAAAGTTAAGAACCTGGCGGCCCAGCTCGCTACAGAAGAAGGTGAAAACGATATTGTAGATAGAATCCACCTGATAGATATGGCGAGAAGTCTGCTTAATACCATGATGATAGATGCTGATGGGGAAGATTACGCCTTTCAGACGTTCCAACTTGGTGGAGTGAAGGATATCATTGATGAGAGCTGCCAGATGCTAAGTGCGGTAACCGGTATTCCACAAACTATTTTATTTGGTCGGTCCCCCGCCGGAGAAAATTCAACCGGCGAAGCTGATCTAAGCAATTACTATGACAATATAGCTCAAACGCAGAAAGTGGTTGTTAAGGATAATTTAATTACTGTCATTGATATTATCCTTGCCGCAGGTATAGCAAAGGGCGATCTGGAAGAAATACCAGAATATACACTTGAATTCAATCCATTATGGAACTTGAGTAAGCAGGAACAGGCTACAGTAGATCAGGCTAATGCTAACGCAGAACTGGCAAAAGCTCAAACAACACAAATCTATGTTGATATGCAAGCACTTGATTCCAGGGAGGTCAGAAAAGCTTTGGCCAAGAATGAAGCATTTGAGATTTCAGATGTATTATCAGAGGAAGATGCACAGGAGATAGATCTGGTAGAGCAGCTGATGAACGGCGAAGGCATTGTACCTCCTGACGATGAATCATATGAGACATCCAACACAGGGGTAACGGAGGAACCGGAAGCCCCTAAAGATATTCCGGAGGATCGACTGAATCAGGATCAGGCTGATTATGGTGTTGGTGTAATTGTTGTACAAGATGGGAAAATACTCTGTGGATCCCGTAAAGATAATACCGGTATATGCGGTCCAGGGGGGCACGTTGAAGATGGCGAGACAGCGGAAGCCGCTGCAGTCCGGGAAGCTCAGGAAGAATTTGGAATAGTCCCCAAAGGATTAGTTCTGATCGGCGATACACCAGGAACGCAGGAGGGAATTCTACCGGCAAAGATTTATTTATGCAATGAGTTTGATGGTGATCCGGTTTGTGATAACGATGAAATGGAGCTTGCTCAATGGAGAAGCTTCCCGCAGTTGATGAACATGGAACTCTTCCCGGCCTTTGAGGATTCCCTGGAAGTCCTGGCCGGTGTGCTGAGAGGGGGCTAATATGGACAGATCAATACAGGATGAATGGAAGCGCCGGTTTCACGGAAAGACGCTTGTTGAATCAAAGTATACACCAAAGTTTCCTCTTTCCAATGAACGCGAGTATCTTAGACTTTCATCGGATTTGATGAGTTCTGTTATAATGGAAAGCTTAAAAAAGCACTTGCCTGAAATTAGGACTGTGATTATAGAGGCGGATAAAGAGCAGCATTACGACGGTAAAAATTCAAAAAAGAAGGAGAATATGGAAAGCCGTAAACTTCAGCGTTTTGAGCAGTTGGACAATACGATTATCCGTTTCAAGGCTATATTCGACGAGATGGAAAAGGACATGAAATCATCATATGGTCTATTTAATCTATCCAAACGGCTAAAAGACATTGCGGATTCCACCGAAAGATTTAGCAAGAATGAGTGGAAAAAGGTTATCAATAAGACCTTAGGGGTAAATATTCTTGACGATTATTACCAAGGTGATTTCTATAAGACCACTTTAAAAGAATGGCTTCAGGAAAACGTAAACCTGATTGAGAGTATTCCCAAGGAATTCCTGGACGAATTCAAAGACACAATCTATCAGGGATATATTTCTGGTAATACGATCACGGACCTATCAAAACAGGTTCAGGAGAGATACGGTGTGTCAAAATCAAAGTCCAGAATGCTTGCGCGTGATCAGCTTGGAAAATTGAATGCGCAAATTTCACAGCACCAGCAGCAGAATGTTGGAAGCAATAAATACAAATGGAAAACAGCTGGAGATGGCAATAGAGTTCGGAAAAGTCATAGAAAATTAAATAATGAGATCTGCAGATGGGATGATCCACCGGAAGTTGCCCAAGGACGAAAATGTCACCCAGGAGAAGACTATCAGTGCAGGTGTATTGCCATTCCTGTCTTTGATCTGGAGCAGATAAACATAGGGGCCGTTGCAGTGGATTGAAAGGAGGTTAATATTTGATGAAATTAAAAAAGGTCCGTCGCTTAGATAGTATCCCACTGGATTCCACGTATTTCACGGAAGAGGGATATCTAAGGGATAAGCCGATTGTTACTACTTGCGGTATTTTTGAGTATGTAAATGAGGACGGTTCAGTTCGGAGGGAATTACGTCTTCCTGAAGATGTATTTGAAAAGGCCAGTCTTGAAAGCTACACAGGGAAACCAATCATCGTTACCCATGATGCGGGGGAGATTAATAAAAATAATGTCCAGCATGAGCAGGTCGGAACAATTCTAAGCGTCGGTATTAAAGACGGCGAGAATGTTCGGGCCGATATTATTATCCATAATACGGATGTCCTGAAGTCAACCGGACTCAGGGAGCTGTCCCTCGGATATGATTTGGATCTGGAAGAAAAGCCTGGTGTTTACCGTGGCCAGCGTTATGACGCTATCCAGAGAAATATAAGAATCAACCATCTTGCCTTGGTTGGTGAAGCCCGGGCCGGTAGTACGGCTAGGCTTAACATTGACGGCAAATCAAATAGATCTATCTTAAAAGGAGGAAAAAAAGTGAAAACAGGAACAAAAAAGCAGAGTAAAGGAAGACGTTTTGAT